GGGCAATAAGCCCTCCGCAAACGCAACAGGAGATAGAAAATGACATTTGAAAAATGTATGATACAAACTAAATCAAACCTGAAGAAGAGGGGTTTTGAGAACCCTGAAGAGATTGCAGCTGGCATGTGTACTATGTGGGCGCAAGAGAATGGCGTGGAGCGGGAGTTTGCAGAGGGTACGCATGTTGCACCAGTTCAGAGAACATTCGCTTTAGAAGTCTCTGAAGGTAATGATATGACGTTTTTCAGTGATGAAGGAATAGACTCTGTGGAGTTTCCTGTTATCGCTATTACATCCGGACCTCATGAATATGAGGTAAAAGGAGAACAACATAAAGTTTATATTGAAGGAGGTATGTTGAAGGACAACCTAGAAAAGTTCTCAGAACTCCCGATTTATATTGACCATCAAAGAACAACTGAGGATTTAATCGGCATGGCAACGAAACCTGAGTTAATCAAGATGGATAATGGAAAGACCGCAGTTAAGATGTTGGCAACAGTATCTAATAAATATGGCCGTGGTCAAGAAGTGATGGACAAAGTCAAGGACGGGGACATGACTCATGTCAGTATTGATTGGTTTTCCAATGATATTGATGTGATGGGTGACACATACGCCACCAACATTCGTCCCACAGAGGTAAGTTTCATTGACAATGAAAAAATGGACCCCGTCTGTAAAGAATGTACAATAGAAGAAGGAAAGGAATGTGAACTACATACATCTGAAGACGACCACGACTGTGGTTGTGGTGGTGAAGAAGATGCGTGTGCATGTGAAGACGGGAAAACAGAGGTAGAAAATATGTCAGAAGAGACTAAAGAAACAACTGTAAAATCCGAGGCAGAGAACATTGTCGAACGCGAGTTCGCTTCTCTACGGTCACAACTAGAAGAGATGGAAGCATCCAAGGCTGAAATTGAATCAGAATTTAAGAAGGCTATGAAAGAATTAGAAGCTTTCAAAAAATCTGAGGAAGATAGATTAGCTAAAGAAGCAGAAGCTCGAAAGGTTGAAGCAGTAGAAGCAATCATATCCAAGGAAGTTTTATTCGGTACAATCGAAGAAGCTAACAAGGATGCTCGTGTAGAGGAACTCTCTGCATGGGATGAATCCAGATTGACTGGGTTCAGCGACGCTCTAGCAGCAATGCCAGAGCCAAGCAACGATGTCGAACGTTCTTTCGGAAAAGGTAAATCAGCCGATGAGGGTGAAGTACCAGAAGAAACCGAGAGAAAATTCGGTATGAAACTAGTGAACGGTAGAATTACATTAGACCGTGAATACTATAGAGGTGACTAAAAATGGCAACAGAAGTTTTAGTAAACGATGGTGGTGCACCAGCAAGGATTATTCCTTTCACAGCTGGAGCCACAATATCCGGTGGACACATCTTGGATATGCAAACTGATGGAGAAGTAGACCCAGCAACAGATACTGGTTCCACAAAAACCATCGGATTCGCATTAACAGATGCAGCATCCGGCAGTATAGCCAGTGTTATCACAGGAAAAGGCGTAGTCTTGAACGCGCTAGGAACAGGAACCATCGCAAGTGGTGCTTCTTGTGAAGTAGATGCAGCAGATGGAATTTTAGTAGCAGGTACAACCGCTGGTAAAATTGTCGCAATTGCTCTAGAGGCACACTCTGGTGCAGCATCCTATTTCAAGGTCCTAGTCAAATAAGGAGGAATAAATGGTAGACGCAACTCCCGGTCTTTTGACCACGATGAACACAGGCTCAGTTAACGGCGGAGTCGGCGAAAGAGTATTGATAGATTATAAACAAGCAATAATGGACTACAAAGTCGCAGAATTACCTGTTATGTCTTTCTTCGCTGAACCAATGACAACTGATACTGGAGGTAATATTGATATTACTTTAGCAAAACCTAGCATGAAGCTAGAACAAATCAACGAAGGAACAACTCCTGAATACCAACACACAAAGCTACGCTCCGAGCGTATCTCTGTGAAAGAATGGGGTATTGCAGTAGGTGTTACCCGCAGAATGATAGAAGACTCAAGATTTAATGAAGTTGAAATGGCTTTGAATGAAGCCCGCAGAGCTGTCGACCGACACATGACTGACCACGTGGTCCAAGTTATTTTCGGTGCAAACGCAGCTAACGCAACATTCGGAACTATCGCAATCGATGAAACAACCGCAGAAAGTGCAATTACAACTTTCGCAAGCAACCCTCAGTCTGGTTTCTATGGAACTGGTATGGTTGCAGGTGACATTGATGCAGCAACTTCACGTTTGGACTCATACGGTAACGAATCAGACGCAAGATTGATTCGAAACTCTTATATCCGTGCCGCAGGAGACTCAGCAGGAGACATCGCTCTCTCTGATGTTACCCAAGGTATTGATAGAGTAGCTACCCGTGGATACAATGCAACTCACTTGTTTATCTCCCCAGCCGCTTACAAGTCTTTATTAGACCTAGGCGACTTTGTAACTGCTTTCACAGCAGCACAAGGAGAAGCAGGTGGTGCAGCTAACCCAACACAAGCAGCTATGATGCCCGGAAGCCCAGTCGCTCAGACTGCTTCAACTGGTGTCGTTGGTTCATTGTACGGTCTTACTGTCGTTGTAAACGCATATGTACCTTCCACAAGGTTCGGTATCTTTGACCTTTCATCTAAACCTATGGTTTATGTAGAAAGAAGACCATTGACTGTAGAAGAAGCCAATCCCGGATTCGGAATTGTCGGCTCATACATGTCTATGAGATACGGACTCAAGGTCGTAAGACCAGAAGTTGGTACAGTATTTATTAACGGAGCTTCTGGTTAAGCTTAGTTAATTAGCCTTTGGAGAGCTGGCGACGAAATGCTCTCCACTTCATTGATAGTTACAAGCCTCTCAGAGGTCTCCTTCGGTAACTATTAGGAATAAAAGGAGATAATTATGGCAGGATATAAATTCGGTAATAAAGCAAATTTCGGAGAGAATACAACACTCTCTGGTAGCTTCCAAACTGTTTTTGGAAGTGGGAATAGTAATTCCGCTGACTATACTATGGTTGGTGGGATAAGTAATACAGCAGCTTCTACAGCTGAAGAAAGTTTGGTATGGGGGTCTGGTTCACAGGTTTCCGGTTCAAACAATTTAGTTATTGGAGGTAGTCACGTAGTAGAAAATGCATGTGATTTTAACATTGTAGGTGGTACTACTTGTAGCGGTATGGGTGGCGGTTTCGATGGTAATTTAATGGTTGGAGGCAATCTCAAATCTACTAATAGATACAACCTTACAGTAGGAACAAATAACATTAACGATACAGACTTTAATGGAATGGGAAGTCATATAGTTGGTGGAAAAGCTAATACACTAAGTGGTTCAAACTTTGGTTTAATGATTGGAAGTGGTAACACAGGTCCACTAGATTTCCATAGTGGAATACAGATGGGACAAGAGGGTGATGTTCAAAATAATAAATATGGAGCTATATCTACCTCAGCAGGAAAGTTTGCAGCAGTTGGAGATGCTCAATTAACAACACACCTTGTTTACAGAGGTCAAACAACTAATAATACAGCTACTGTAATTTACAACTCAGCAAGTTCAAGCACGGCTTGGGCTTTAGCAGCAAACGATAGTGTAATAGTTAAAGCAACTGTTATAGGAAGAAAAGCAGGAGATGCAGGACAAAGTGCAGCTTATGAAGTTATCGCAGCTTTCAAAAACCAAGGTGGAACTTCAACTATTGGAACTACTGGTGTAACCAAGAGAGTTCTTAACGAAGACACTGGTACAACTAATTACGATGCTACATTAGCAGTAAATAACACTGACGACACATTTGAGTTGAAAGTAACAGGTGACACTGGTCACAACGTTAACTGGATGGCTCATGTTGAAGTAATGAAACTTAACGTAGCTTAAGGAAATTAACAGAAGTAGTCGGTTAAGTAGTTTAACTACACAGAAGGATGGCAGGGCTGAGCCCTGCTATCTATTGATTTTTAGGATAATAAAATGGCAAGATATTCCAAAGTATTGAAGAGTTTACCTCATAACGCAGTTAACCGTAATAAAAACGAAGGCACTACGGGTACACAAGGTGCTCAAGGTTTACAAGGTACACAAGGTGCTCAAGGCACTACAGGTACAACTGGTGCACAAGGTACTACAGGTACAACTGGTGCACAAGGTACAACTGGTGCTCAAGGTGCTCAAGGAGCACAGGGAAATGCAGGATTATTTGGTGGAAATAGTATAGAATTCAATTATAGTAGTTTTGATATTAGTGCTGGTTCACCGGGTCAGACTAATTTTGGATTTAATCTTCCTGTACCCGGTGGGGGAGGAGTTCCTACTTGGTCTAACACTACTAAAATAGGTATATCTAATTTTGATATTAACAGCACAGATGTTAGTGCTTGGATAGATTCTTTCGATGATGGAACAGGTGCAGTAAGAGGTCATTTAAGAATATTTAAAACTAATGACCCAACTGTTTGGCTTACATTTAACATTACAGGGGCTAACGTAGCAGGTGGCACAGGAGTCACAGCTTACGAAGAAGTCCAAGTAGATTTTA